GTGTACAGGAAAATATACAAAACGTTATCAGATAGGAAGAAATGCCAGCACAGCCATCAACCACCAGCTATCCGAAGTTCCAGCAAGCATTGGGGCGGTTGCAGATGAATTTAAATTAGGTGATTTTGAAGTTGATAGTAATATATTAAGAATACCGATCTATAGGGTGACTACTTCAGGAAATTACCTAACTGTTTTTGTTGAAGGCGAACTGACCCTAGCTACTGATAATGTCGATGGGATTTTAGGAGATCTTGCCCTGACTTCTCCTGCCGAAGTTAGTAATTCCGAAACAAGAGATTATTATAGTATAATGTCCGACCGCGTGGGCATTGGAACGGCTGCTCCTACCGCTTTACTGCACGCCGTGAACGGAAGCAGTGGTGGTCATCCAGCCGTCCTTATAGATAATGATGACACAGACGAAATTGCACTTGATATTAATGCCGCGAATATTTCAGAACCTGTAGTTGACATACTAGCAAGTGCTATAACAACAGCCAATATTATTAATATTACGACCAATGATAGTTTAACCACCGGAAAAGTAATTGCCATCGACCATAACGATGCAGCAACTACAGCCGTTGGACCAGTAGGCATCTCATATGATTTCGATAAAGATGGTGCAATGGGAAATGGATCAGTCGCTGCCTATACCGGATTGGATATCGATATGCACGATGCTGCCAGTAATCATGCCGGATCCATAGTATACATGAAGGGCATAGACATTGATATAGGATCGACCGAGGCTGATGGCACCATTATTAATATCGGCATCGATATCTCGGGATCAGGGGGCGACTATAATATTGGTCTTAAAACTCTAATGGACGATGCAGCCGGAAGCCCAGACATCGTAATGTCGTCATCAATAAACAATAATGACTATGGGACAATCTCTGTTGGCGCGAATGGAGCGATGACAGTCACCACTACTGACCAAAGTGCTGCTGATGCCGACTTGACATTCACTGTTGACGGCGATATCTCGCTTGCGGCAAATGGTGGTTCAAATACTTTCCAGCTTCAGTCAAACAATTTTGCCGTCACGGAAGCCGGGGATGCTGAAGTTCTCAGATCTGTAGGTGTCGGAGTGCCCTTTTCTGCCAGCCTGGGAATGAACGTTCATCACAATCCAACTTCCTTAAAACTTGGAACAGGCGGTGGCGAGGTTGTGGCATTTGGAACAGAAAGTCCACTTGGAGCCAACGCGCTGGTCGCTGGCTATCTATACTGCATGCAGGACGATGGTGCTTGGTGTCTTGCCGATGCAGATCTGGTAGCAAGCAGCAGTGCTCTCCTTGGAATCGCGCTCGGTGGCGAGGTACAAGATGGCATACTTCTACGAGGATATTTTCATATGGCATCAGCATCTGTTAGCGATCACCATCTCATAGGTCAGCCATGTTATATCTCGGAAGACGCTGGGCATATTGACTGGATAGCACCTTCAGCAGCAGGTGACACTGTAAGAGTTATCGGCTATGGAACACCCGTGGCAAATCTTATTTATTTTAATCCTGATAATACCTGGATTGAACTACCGTAATGATAACATCGGCACTGAAGCCTTAAATTGCATTACGTGCGATATTATAGGATCAGGACTCTACAGATAAGACGATGCAGCGAATAAAGATAAAATCGGGCATTTACAGTTTTGAGACACTATTTATTTGTGACTAAATATCTTTAATGGAGTGTATATATGTCTACATTGCTTGAACAAGCCATAGTTGATGCTGAAGCACTAAAAGAAGCAGCAATTAGAAATGCCGAAGCGGCAATTGTTGAAAAATATTCATCCGAAGTCAAGGTGGCAGTTGAGTCCCTTTTAGAACAGGAAGATGACTTTATGGGAGGGCTCGAAGATGAATTTGGACAAGAACCTCAAGAGGAAAGTCCTGTTTCAAAAGACGTTCCCTATGCCGTTGAAGAAGGAGACGAACCAATTATGGTACGTTTAGATCTTGAAGCTTTAGAGCGTGCTCTGGATGAAGAAGGCTCCACGGTTGCTGAAGAAACTCACGAAGAACTTGCAGAAGATCTTGAAGAAGAGATCGAGGAAGGGACCGGTCAAGAGGAGATTGACGAAGAAATCGAACTTGATCAAGCCATACTTGATGCCCTAGCTGAAGAGTTGAAGGTAGATGTCGGCGCTCCCGATCAAGGTCCAGGCGGACGAGCAACACCCACAGCAAGAAACCTTGAGGGACAAAAAGCACAGCTTGCATCCCTAAAAGACGATGAACTTGCCGAAGAGCATGAGGCACTCGAAAAAGCCAGAAAAGAGCTTAATACACATACGGAGCAATTGAACGTTCTTCGCAAAGCGAAGTCAAATCTCCACAAAACAGTTTTACATCTTAAGGGGCGATTGGAAGAAGTTAATCTTTCCAACGCTCGTTTACTTTATACTAATCGTGTTTTAAATAGCACCTCCTTGAATGAGCGACAAAAGAAAAGAATTGTCGAGTCTATTTCAAATGCCGATTCAGTTGAAGAAGCGAAGGTTATTTATGAAACTCTTCAAAACGCAGTGGGAGATGCTAGAAACAGCAAATCTCCACAATCACTTCGTGAAGCAGTGGAAAGACCGTCGCCAACACTTCCCCGAAGAAGGGAAGTTCGTGCCCAAAATCCGCATTTTGATCGGATGAAGGCATTAGCAGGCATTAAAGGAGGTAATAAATAATGTCCGTTTTAAACAAACTAACTGAAGGCATTGTCGATAGAAATCTTTCAAAGGAAGGTGCTGCACTCTTAAACAAGTGGGAACGCACCGGACTTTTAGAGGGTATTGATAATGACCGCAAGAAGAACAGCATGGCTCGTCTTCTTGAAAACCAAGCCAAGGAGCTTCTTCGTGAAACTTCTGCTATGGCTACTGGTGATGTTGAAGGCTTTGCTGCCGTCGCATTTCCAATTGTCCGCCGTGTATTCGGTGGGCTAGTCGCTAACGATCTCGTTAGCGTACAACCAATGAGCTTACCAACTGGACTCATTTTCTTCCTTGACTTCACCGTATCTAGTGATACTGGTACTCGTCTAGGATACGAATCTGGTGAATCTTTGTATGGTGGCGGCAAGGTTGGTGCAGAAATTACTGGTGGTGTTTCACTGACCGGTGATTCGGCTGAAGATAGCTTTTATAACTTGAATCAAGGTTATTCTTCACCAACAGGCTCAGCATTGGGCATTGCAATCCAAAATGTTGCTTCTGGAACGTTCGGTGGCGGTGGATCCAAGGTGGGCGAAGGTCGCGCCTGGGCTCCAGACAATGGTACCTCACTTGCAGGCGTAGCAATGGAGGGCGGACTCTTCGATAGGCTTTGCCGGTACGACCCAGACTTCACTTCTGGAACAACCAACGTGCTTATTCAGAGGGTCGCCGTATCGAGTCTTGATCAGTTAAATACCGATGATTTCATCAGTGTTTCAGCATCATACCGACCCGGTGAACATGTTCGTCGCTTGACCCAGTACTCAGGATCTAGTGCCAACAAGGGCGTGTGGAAGCCCGGTGACGCAAAAACTCACCTTTTGCTTTTCGCCGCGTCTGATACTCGAACAATTGCAGATTTGTCCGCTTCACATGCCGTCGTCAGTGATACGCTAGACTACCGCTTTGCAGCGACTGATGACTTCGGTGCAGGTGGTGTTGTTGGCTCTGTTATCGGTAAGCAGCTTTGGGGTGCTGAACAAGCAGCAGCAGCCGTTGGTTCGACCTCTGGTGTCATTCCCGAGATTGACATCAAGGTTGACTCTGTGAGTATTACCGCGATCACCAAGAAGCTCAAGGCTAAGTGGACACCGGAGTTGGGACAAGATCTTAACGCCTACCACAACTTGGATGCAGAGGTTGAACTTACTTCAATTCTCTCTGAGCAAATTGCTCTAGAGATTGACCGTGAGATTCTTAATGATCTCGTCCAAGGCGCAACCGCTGGTACATACTACTGGTCGCGTGCGGCTGGTCGCTTTGTAAACAGGCTCACAGGTCAGGAGCAAGGTGCTACCACAGCAACTCCAGACTTTACTGGTACTGTTTCTGAGTGGTATGAGACTCTTGTTGAGACAATCAATGATGTCTCTGCACAGATCCATCGCAAGACCTTAAGAGGAGGAGCTAACTTCATCGTCGTTGGACCAGAAGTTGCTAATGTTCTTGAGTTCACTGCCGGATTCCGTGCTCAGGTCACTGGTGATGCAGACAGAGGAACTGTTGGTGCTGTTAAAACTGGCGCACTTTCCAAGAAATGGGATGTCTATGTAGACCCCTACTTCCCGCGTAACGTCGTTCTCGTCGGACGCAAGGGCGGTTCTTTCTTAGAAAGCGGCTATGTATATGCTCCATATGTTCCACTACAAGTCACGCCTACTATCTTCGGAACCGAAGACTTCGTGCCCCGCAAGGGAGTCATGACGCGCTACGGTAAGAAGATGGTTCGTCCTGATATGTATGGACTAGTTGTTGTTGTTGACCTCGTTTAATAGAACAAAATAAACAATAGCGCAAAAAGAATTCCCTCGTCATGTAAATGGCGAGGGTTTTCTTTTATCGTTCAACTATTTAAGTTGAGGAGGCTTATATATAATGGCGATCCCAAAACTTTCACCAGCTAGCTCTTTTAGCGCAGTTGTGCTCCCGGCATCGGGCTCAACAGGGAACAATCCAGCTACTTCCATGGTGGCCACGCATTGCCCAATCGGTGTATATACAGCGTCTGCCGATTTTGTTTCTGGTGCAGTCGATCAGATAGCTTATACATATCAAAAGTTAGGCGGCGATATTCTTGATATTGAACTCACTACGGGAAGTGTTTATGCAGCATATGAAGAAGCATGTTTAGAATATTCTTATATTGTTAATTTGCATCAATCAAAAAATGTATTATCAAATCTTTTAGGAAATTCAACCGGAACATTTAACCATGACGGAGAATTCAAATCAGGGGCGCTTTCCTCAAGTCTCAAGGGCGATCAGATTTCCCTAAAATATCCAAAGTTTACTCTTCAATATTCAGAGCGAGTTTCGGATGCCGTCTCAGTCCACGCTGGCGTCGGTGGCTCAACTACAATTTATTCTGCTTCTTTTGCTGCAACTGCTAGTCGGCAAGATTATGATTTACAACAAATAATTGCTAGCGCTTCAGCAGCCAATAAAGACGTTGCAACGGGAAATCCAGTACCATATGCAAATATCGGAAATAAAAAAGTTATTATTGATAAAGTATATTATAAAACACCATCAGCTATGTGGCGTTTTTTTGGCTATTATGGCGGCTTGAATACTGTTGGCAATTTGGCAAACTATGGGCAATATGCAGACGATTCAACATTTCAAATAATACCAGTTTGGCAAAACAAAGCACAAGCAATGCAGTTTGAAGATGCCATATACACAAGAAACTCACACTATTCCTATGAAATTAAAAATAATAATTTAAGAATATTTCCACAATCTGTTCTTGAAGCCCCAGCTTATTATTGGGTTAATTTTAGAGTTGAGGACGATGCATGGTCACAAACCTATGATAGAACAATTGGAACTGAGGGCGTTAACAATATGAATACGCTGCCATTTGCCAATATTCCATATGAAAATATTAATTCAATTGGTAAACAATGGATTAGAAGATTTACACTCGCTCTTTCAAAAGAGACATTGGGACAAGTTCGCTCCAAATTTGCCACTGTCCCCATACCAGGAGAGTCGGTGACACTAAATGGTCCAGCACTAATCACTGAAGCCCGAGAAGATCAAGATAAATTAAGAACGGAGCTAAGAGAAGTACTTGATGAGCTTACTTATCAATCTCTAGTTGAATCTGACGCGACCATTGTTGAGTCTACTAGTCGAGTCAATCAGATTATCCCAGCAGGCATTTTCATTGGATAGAAGGAGATAGATGGCAAACAATAAATGGTCACAGCCTAAGAATCCTCCTCCTCCATTATTTTTTGGAAAAAAAGAAAGAAACTTAGTAAAACAAGTAAACGACGAGCTTATTGAGCGAGTTATTGGACAACAGGTCGTATATTATCCAATAGATCAGACCACCACAAACTATAACGATCTATATGGCGAAGCTATAGAAAAATCATTTCTCCCACCGGTAAGAGTATATGCGCTTGTTGATTACCAAAGTACGGAAACAAAAGCCGATGAACACGTTGGAGTTGATAAGGCTAATACGATTACAATTTATTTCCACAAAAGAAGACTAACTGACGATCAAGATCTATATGTTAGAGAGGGTGATTTTGTATTGTATGGCGATTATTTTTACGAGATCACAACTGTTGCATGGGCAAGACAATTATTTGGACAAATTGATCACAAGTTTGAAGTCATAGCCACTTGTGCATATTCGCGAGAGGGACTATTCGATGCCACTTGATGACCCAAGAAAGAACCCAAGAAGAACTGAGCTTGCACCTTTGCAAGAAATTTCTTTTATGCCCTCTACTATAGAGACTATTGATCGTGCCCTTTTTAAACATATTGATGAAAATATTAATCCTTTTTGTAGTACCAACAAGGGCTGGAAAAAGGTGCCATTTATTTGGACAGGTGCGGAAAGAGCGTATCAGATTAAGCACAATAAAGATCTACGAGATGTAAATGGATTTCTAATCTATCCCCTGATATCTCTTGAGCGAATTTCTATTGCTAAAGATGTAACTAAAAGAGGGGCATTTTATGCATCTTTGCCACCAAACAGATCGGATAACAAGGGTGGTCGTATGACTGTCGCAAGAGTGATTAAGCAAGATAAAACTGCTAATTTTGCGAATGCCGATGCCAAGAGAATATTGCTGAGCCGATCTGAGCCAGTATCAACACAGCAAAGTAATTTTCCTAAACCGAATACAAAGATAGTCTATGAAACTATCACGATGCCAGTTCCCATTTACTTGGAAATAAATTATAAGCTGCTACTTCAAACAGAATACCAACAACAAGTAAATGAGATTATCACATCATTTATAACTAGACCCGGTGGAATAAACTATTTTAATATTAGTCAGGATGGTCATACGTTTGAGGTTTTTGTTGAACCTGATTATACCTTAACGAACAATGCCGCCTCACTAATGGAGGATGCAAGGGGATACCAAACAGAAATTACATTTAACGTAATTGGGTATATAATAGGGGGCGACAAAAACGATGAACGTCCCAAAATTGTTAGAAGAGAAAATGCCGTCGAAGTTAAGATGGGCAGGGAATCTGTAATTTTTGGTGACATCCCAGAGAATGTACATATTAGTGGAAATGTTCCATTTTACAAAGATTAGTTTTTGAGTTATTTGGGTCTTTCACCATTTATTTAACTATTTACTTACGATAATACGAATATATACTATTCTTAATAATTTATGTTGAAGCGCTGTAAGGAGACACTTCGTAATGCCAGTTAAATCTTTCAAATTTATTTCACCCGGTATTTTTATAAATGAGATCGACAATTCTCAATTACCTCGGGTTGCTGCGGACATGGGACCAGTCCTCATCGGACGAACAGAAAAAGGTCCAGCAATGCGTCCCGTCAAAGTTGGGTCATTTTCTGAATATGTTGAGATTTTTGGAAACCCCTTGGCTGGCGGCGAAGGTGGCGATGTTTGGCGAGAGGGTAACTATACTGCTCCCACTTACGCTGGGTTTGCAGCACAAGCTTATTTGAGAAACAGCAATGCTCTAACAATGGTACGCCTCTTGGGGGCACAAGATTCAAGAGTATCCGCAGGACAAGGCGGTGGCGCTGGTCGCGCTGGCTGGGAAACTGATGCCACTCTAAACACTAAAGGAATTTCTGCCAATGGTGGTGCATATGGACTGTTTGTTTTTCCTTCCGCTTCTGCGCCAACATCGGCTTCATTTACTGAATTAAGGTCGGCAGGCGTTACAGGCGCTCTAGCAGCAGTCTGGTATCTAAACGAAGGCTGTATCGAACTTTCTGGCACATTTCGCAACAATGCTTCGGGAAGCGGGAACACCCAATCCGGCTCGATGTCCAGGCAGGAGGACGATCAACGACAAGGAACAGGAAGTGCGGTTCTGATAAGATCTCTTGATTCGGGTGGAGGCAACAATGGCTTGTCTATTGAGCCCAACTCGGCTGGTGCCACTGCAAATGAGTGGAGAGCGGTTATTAGAAATTCCGGTGGCTCTGTTGTACATGAAACTAATTTTAATTTTAGCCCCTCCTCTGCAAAGTATATTCGAAAGGTTTTCAACACGAATCCGACTTTAACCAATACAACAATTACAAGATCGGATCAACAAAAAACCTATTGGCTTGGACAAACATATGAACGACATCTCACCACGTATGTTACTAGCACCTCCACAGGGAACGCTTTTGCAGCGGTCCTGGGGCTCGATAGTGGTACTCTTGGCTCATCTAACTTTAAATACGGCTTCCAGGCGGGACAGACCCCTTGGATTATTTCACAGGATCTTCAGTCAAGCTACACAAGCTTCGATATAACAGATACAAATCGCATAAAGGCTCTATTTAAATTTCATACCATAGACACAGGAGAGCGCGAAAGTAAGCTCCTTAAAGTGTCTATTGCAGATATTAAGTCTACTTCTAATGATTATGATCCTTATGGCTCCTTTAGTGTAGAGATTAGAGACGCAACAGATAGCGATAATGCCCCTGTTATTCTCGAAAGATTTAGCTCTGTTAACTTAAACCCCAACTCTTCTAAATATATTGCTAGAGTTATTGGCAATCAATATATTACATGGGACGATGTTGAAAGAAGACATCGCACTTTTGGCGACTATCCCAATGCATCAATATATGTTCGTGTGGAAATGAACGAAGATGTTGAAACCGCTGTTACCGATGCTGCGTTATTGCCGTTTGGTTCATATGGTCCTCTTAAGTTTTCAGACTGGTCCTTTGTTAGTGCCTCACGCGCCAAAAACACAAATCTCGGTCCTGACGACGCAGCGGTTGTGACAGGTTCTGGCAATAGTTGGGTCAGAGGTGGCAAGAATATCACCAACCCACATTCTGGTTCAAACTTCATATCATGCGGCGTCCAGAACCCATTCAGTTGCTTGACCAAATACCCAACAATTCCTCTGAGAACCAGCGCTTCTAATGGCGGCATTTCTAATCCAAAGAACGCCTATTTCGGCATTGATACCACACAGGCATCTAATAATGAATTCGAGCAAAGCTATATGGATATAGTAAGACCGCTACCTTATTCGGTATCTACGTTTACCAAGGCTGATGGCAATGAATACTCCTATCTCTTTAGCCTCGATGATCTAAGCTCTTCAGTGGGTCCAGGTCAAGATGGAGGCGTGGCTGTATGGGCTTCAGGCTCCCGGCTAAGTGGGCATTCCATCACAGCAGTGAGCGGAACATATCAGCAGGTTCTTGATGATGGTTATAACCGTTTTACGGTGCCGGTTGTCGGAGGATACGATGGGCTCGATATTACAGAGAAAGAGCCATTCAGGAACTCTGGAATGACGGATGCCACAGATACCAGCAATTATGCCTATTACTCAGTTAGAAGAGCGATAGATACGGTTGCAGATCCAGAGGTTGCAGAATATAACTTAATGGCACTTCCTGGCATTTGGTACGAGCCTCTAACCGCACACGCAATTAAGGTTTGTGAAAATCGCGGAGACGCACTTGCTGTTGTCGATATTGATTCAGGATATAAGGCAGACACAGAAAATACACAATCTATTAGTTCCCGAATCGGAAGCGTCTCAACTGCGGTCACGAATCTAAAGAATAGAAAAATTAATTCAAGTTATGGATGTGTATACTATCCATGGGTTCAGATTCTTGATAACTATAGCAACAGTCTTCTTTGGGCTCCCCCCTCTATTGTCGCCTTGGGAACGTTCTCAAGCGCACAAAAGAACAGCGAACTTTGGTTTGCACCCGCAGGCTTTACTCGCGGTGGCTTAACCGAAGGATCCGCAGGACTGCCAGTGCTTCAAACTCGACAAAGATTAACTTCTAAGGATCGTGACGATCTTTACGAGGCGAATATTAATCCAATTGCCACATTCCCGGCAGAGGGTATTGTAATCTTTGGTCAAAAGACATTGCAGATAACCCCTTCGGCACTTGATAGAATTAATGTACGCCGCTTAATGATTTATGTTAAGAAAGAAATTTCAAGAATGGCAGCTACGATTTTGTTTGACCAAAATGTGCAAGCAACTTGGGATAGATTCCTAAACAAAGCTAATCCTTTCCTGCGAAGCGTCCAGTCAAGATTGGGACTTACAGATTTCAAGGTTGTCCTTGATAGCAGCACAACAACTCCTGAACTAATTGACAGAAACGTTTTGTATGCCAAGATCTTCTTAAAGCCCGCTCGCGCAATTGAATTTATCGCACTCGACTTTGTTATAACAAATACAGGAGCTTCTTTCGATGATTAATACTAAAGAAACTATATATTACATGAACAGGAGAAACAGATAAATGGGAAGTTTTTGGGGAGATAGGTCTTTTGAGCCGAAAAGACAATTTAGATTTTTGGTTGACTTCGACTTAGGCGATATGCAACTTAATTTTTCTGCTAAAGGAATAGATCGTCCAAGCTACACCATTGGAGAACAATCACACCAGTTCTTCAATCACACGTTTTATTATCCAGGTAGGATAACATGGAACACTGTTACATTGACTTTGGTTGACGCCATTACTCCTGGTGCAGCAGACAAGCTTTATGGCTATCTCTTCGACATAGGCATTACAGATCCGACCGGAGGCACCCTGGAGACTGTTACTGCGACGACTATTACAAAGGCATCTGCCACCAATGCGCTTTCCGCTGTCAAAATTAGAGAAATTGGATCTCTCGACCCCGACAAAGAAAGCAAGGCCATGCTCTCCGGTATTCAAGGGGAATGGGAGCTTATAAATCCATTTATCACAGAAGTAAATTTTGGCGCTCATTCATATGATTCAGATGAAATGGTAGAAATTTCGGTCACGCTTCGTTTTGATTGGGCGAGGTATACTGGAATGAGCCCAGCGAGTCCAGTGCCGTCGTAGGGAAAGCACGTTAAACCCTGTCAAAGTAAAATAAATTTATTAAAGTACTTTAAAAACACGTTATATGTATTATAATGTATAAAGACATAACAAACATAGAGGTGTAAATGTCACGAAATAACCCTGAGCGGACGGGGCTTCCTCCCCAACCTGATGCCGCTGAAGATGCCACCGCTGCTGTACAAGCCGCCGCATCATCGGCACCAGCTACTCTTTCCTATGTGTCCCCCACAGAATTTGTAGAACTTCCATCAGAGGGAAAACTATATCCCTCCGATCACCCCCTCCATAATCAAGAAACTATAGAAATTAGGTACATGACTGCAAGAGATGAAGATATTCTCACATCAAAAGCGCTCTTAAGAAAGGGCTTAGCAATTGATAGAATGCTACAAAATCTCGTTGTTGACAATCAGATAAAAATTGACGATCTTCTACTTGGAGATAAAAACGCGGTCATTCTCGCCGCGAGAATTTCTGGTTATGGCGAGAGCTACGAAACAAGCATAACTTGTCCAAATTGTAGTACCGCTTCTACTTGCGACTTTAATCTTACAGATTTTGAGGCACATTTGGGCAAAGCCCTTTCTGGCGAGGTTGAAGAAATTAAGGCGACCGCAGACGGCTTATTCACGGTCACATTGCCAAAAACACAATACGAAGTTGTATATCGACTATTAAACGGGCATGATGAAAAGTATCTTACCGAGGCGGCATCTAGAAAAGCAAAACTTAATTTACCCGATTCCGTTTCCACCGATCTTCTTAAGCGGGTTGTTGTATCTGTTAGTGGCGTTACGTCTGGATCCGAAATCGGTACATTTATCGATAATATGCCAGCATTAGATTCACGATTTTTACGCGCATGCGTCCAGGGCTCGACTCCCAATGTAGACATGTCACAGCTTTTTTCCTGTGTACACTGTGGATATGAGTCGGAAATGGAGGTTCCGCTTACAGCGGACTTTTTTTGGCCTAAGTGATAAATATATGGAGAACGTATATGAGCAGTTCTTCTATTTAAAATTTCATGGTGGATGGAGTTTTATTGAAGCATACAATCTCCCCATTGGCTTAAGAAGATGGTTCGTTAATAGACTCTCACAACACTTTGAGGATCAAAACGAAGCACATAAAAAACAAGCGAATAAAGCGAAAAATCGTCGCTAATGTAACACAAATAGAGAAAATTGGGTTAACGCCCAATTTTCTTTTTTTATGGAACTAATTAAAAAAGACAGTAGTGTAAGGAAGGATCCCTATGAATGATACAAATGATTTAATTCCAATTAAGATTGACTTAACAATTGGCGACTCTATTAACGAAAGTTGGCTTTCAATGTTTGGTGCCAATATAAAAGGAATAATGGGCGCAATGTTCGGCGGAACTTCCATGCCAGTAGATGTCGTTGGCAGCAGAAGCCAAGTTGATTCTTTTTCAAGAGCGCTCGGCTCAGAAAAAAGGTACCTTGAGGCAATAAGTAAACATGGATTAAATAATCCCCAAGTAACTAATAATAAAGTTGCACTAGACAGAGCTATACGAAGTTTCGAAAGCGAAACCGGAATCGTTTGGCCATTTAAGTAGGAGGCGATTAAAATATGGCCGACCCAAAAGATCCAAAGGGCAAGGGTGTCCCAGAGTTAGCTCATCAAGCCGTAAAACTCCTTGAGCAAATAAAAGACGTTCCAGAAATGGAAGCCTTTGTCGCCTACCTGGAGGACTTTGATACCCACCTCGCCGCCGCATCCAGCAACACAGAGACTTTAACAGCACACCTTGATGGTCTAGCAAAACAATATGAGATAATCACAAGGGGCTCAGGCGATGCCAAAGTCGCGCTCCAAGGGCTTGACTATCAGACCGAATTATTTATTACAAGGCTGACAGGAGTTCGCAAAGCCACAAACGCAACATTTATAGAATCGTTTGGTAACGCGATCAAGACTTCCGGCGATCTTAATACGGCAATGGACCAAGTAGCGAAGTCCACGTTAGAGACTTTGGATGCATTCAACATTGGTATTTCTATTACCAGAAAGATGTTTGAAAGCACCGCTCTGCTTACAAAACAGGTGGATTCGGCAACATCAGCCTTTGCTGCCGCAACCGGTACAGGTAACACATATACCGAAGCCATCCGGCGCATAGAAAAACAAAATCGAGAATTTGGAGTAACAGCAGAAGAATCTGGTGCTGCTCTCGCAGCGCTTCATGGAGAGTTTACCGACTTTCTGTTTGTCAATCAAGACACACAAGTGGCACTAGCCGAGAACGTTGCTCAAATGGCAAAATTTGGTGTTGCCAGCGCAGATGCAGTTAAAATTTTAGAAACAGGCACAAGGGTTATGGGAATAACTCATGAGAGGGCTCAAGCTCTCTCTGACTCTATTATGGCAACCGCTAATGCTTTTGGTGATGATCTAAACAAGGTCATGAAAGAGACAGCAGCAATATTACCAAAAATTGCCGTACACGGAGCCGCCACTACACAAGTCCTTAACAACCTCTATGAAGCCTCAAGAAGAACAGGCATGGGGATGGAGGCAATTGTCGGCATGGCAGAGAAGTTTGATACATTTGATGCCGCTGCCAAGGCTGCTGGAAATCTCAATGCTGTCCTCCGAGGACAATTTATTGATACGATGTCTATTCTTGAAACGACAGATCCTGCTGAAAGAATGAATTTGTTTGCCGATGCTATTAATGAAGCCACAGGGGGCTGGGAAAACATGGACTATTACCAGCGAAAGGCAATTGCAAATGCCATGGGACTAACTGTTGAACAAACACAGCGCATGGTACTCCAGAAAAAAGAAGCAAGCGAACTTGAACAGGCGTTGCAAAGAAACAATATGGAAGCAGGGGAATATGAAAAGCTAATGG